TCTCTACAGGATGAAAGTTATAATATACTTGCCCAGCATAGTTTTCAAAAGTTCCCTCAAACTCTTGTCTAAAGGTTCTTATATCTATATCTTGTTTTGCTTGGTCTAATTCTTCTTTTGATACCATTCCACCTTGCAGAGTCGTATATTGAAAACTATCCCATTCTTTTGGATCTTGCGATCCTTTTAAAAACATTTCATAACTCCAATTACCAAAGCCACGTGGAGTACCACACATAAGTACTCGACCCTGAGTATCAGAAACAGAGGCTCTTAACACCTCAAACCAGGTACGTTTATCTATATCCGCAAACTCATCTAGCACTAAAAAGTTTATTCCACTGCCACGCAGAGCATCAAAATTTTCCGCACCCTTTAGAGCAATGATACTATTTGTTTTTCTAATTCTAATAGTTAGAGTAGTTTCGTTTATGTCCTCGATCCAATTATATTTAGAAAGCATTTGTTTTAAATCACTCCAGCAAATCTCTTTAGCCATTTTAAAGGTGGGAGCTACATACCATATAACCTGATTTGGGATAGATGCTTGTTTCATCATCTCTATTATAGTTAAAAAGGTTTTACCAAATCTACGACCTGAAATTAAAACTCTAAACCTTTTACTCGATGATGATACTTGATACTGCGGTCTTGTTAGATTGATTTTCATGACAACCAAATTTTATGTAGATATTATATTTATTAACATCTTCTCGGCCAAGTTCTACTATTTTATTGTACGATTGATTATAGCCATCTAACATACACTCATATGCATCCTTATAATCTACCTCTGATTGAAAAGGTGGAAGACAAGTAGTTTTTCCTTCTACTACTGAACACAACAAAAAAGTTAAAATAAAATTCATTTCTTTTTTCTTTTTGCATAATACCTTCTATGAGTTTGTACTCTCCAAGACCAGTGGAAAATACGACGTGCAATTTTACCTATACTTTCTACAAACCAATCAATCATTGTAATACTCATAAATTATTTAATAATCCTTAATATCTTTTTTTGTCCCATATATATCTCTGTTTCTGCTTTTACTTTTTTACAACTAAAAACAACTCGTTCAGGGTTTACCTCTCTTTCTGCAACCCTTTTAGATTTTAAACAAGAACTCATCTTATCTTTATAAACGTGCTCTATAATGTTTCCATTTAGTGTTAATATCAAAGCAACAACTATCTCAGTGATTTTTTCCATTTGCTCTTACCTTATCTTTTAATTTTTCTAGATCAGTTAATAATCTATCTACATCCTTTTGTAGTCTAGTTATGTTTGTAGCATTATGTCTAGACTCTTTTAACTCTTCTTGAATATCCTCTATATCTTTTAGAGCATCCTCGATAAGTAAAAATTGTTCCGCATCAGCTGGTAATGAACCAAGCTCACCTCTTGGCCATTTTATAGAAAACTCAACTGCCTTTTCTAAGTCCTTATGCATAAGTTTACTATCGGACTCAAGTATATTTAATCTTTCTACAATACCAAAATAGGCCCACACACCAATCGCAACCGCTGAGACGATTGATATAAGATTTTTGAGAGGCATCGATATACCAGTGTTTTCTGATACAGATATTCTTTTCATAACTTAGATCCTTTCCTCCAGGCCCTTATGCTCCAGAAAGCTGGACTTAAAGACTTTTGCCCACGAACCTTTGCAAGTATAGGTCTAAACCTCGCAAAAAACATACGTTGCCTAACAGGGTTATTTCTTTTTATTGAGAGGTTGGGATCGCCAAATCTAACAATATTTACTTTGCCTGTTGCCTTATTACGAACATAAACACCAAACTTTTTAGATCTTCCTGGAGTTCTAAAAGGTTTATTGAGAGTAACAGATCTGCCTTTGAATTTTGCCATTCAAAGTTTTTATCATAAATCAATTACAGATACACCCAAAAAAATCGCCACTGCCATCATTCATAACGTGTCTATTGAAAGGAGCATCGTGGTAAGTAGTAAGTTTTATTCTAAGTATATCGCAAAGATCAAAGCAATTAACTTTAGTATATAAAGCTATATCTGATAGCATTTGCTTTGTAACAGGGACTAAAGTGTAGAGACCATCGGTGTATAAAATAATATCCATTATCTGTTGAAAAATCTCTGTCGCCACTGATTGCAAACATAAACATCTTTCACACCAAAACTTTTATAAATATTACAAAACGACCTTTTATTACTATACTGACCGCAGTTTCCACAGGCCTTACCGCCTACTGACTTTCTAAAATCTTGTGGCAATCTAAAGTCTATCATCTCACCATTAGGGTAAAAATTAGATCGTTTCATTTACCTTGACCTCTATATTTTTTATAAGATCGTCTTTTGTGCTTATTCATTTTTGCTTTGCTTGGATTACGACCTATCGAGGTTTTATGATATACAGGCTCATAGACAACCATCTTCCCATATAGATTACCCTTTTTTTTAGCCATCTATAATTTCAGCGTCAGCTTCTATAATTAAAGGTAAGGGCTCTGTAATAGTTTCATTTACAGTTCGTTCCTTCATTCCAAGCTCGTTCTTCGATAACCATATTTGCATATGAGTATTATCTTTTTTGATGGCCTTATCCCACATCTTTTTTCTTAAACTAGCCTTACCTTTGTTTTTAAAGCGGTCTATAATTTCGGCAAAATTACGTTGTAAGGTTCTTGCAGATACTCCAACGACAGATGCGATTTCTTCTTGAGTACAACCAATAGAGGCCAGGTTTCCTACTATATCTAAATCAATATTTATTTTAGGTCTACCAACTGCTTTATGGCTAGATTGTGATCTGTTCATATTTTTGTCGCTTTTGCGTTTGCCCATTGTTCCCATCTTTTTATTATAACATCACAATATTTAGGGTCTAGTTCTATTCCATAGCATATACGTTGTAGTTTTTCACAGGCAATCAAAGTAGAGCCTGATCCTAAAAATGAGTCTAAAACTATATCCTCTTGTTTTGTAGAGTTGTTTATAAGATAGCTTATTAATTTAACAGGCTTCATAGTAGGATGTAATTTAGATGAAGTTGGCCTTTCAAAGTTTAAAATAGTTGTTTGTTTTCGATCAGAGTACCAGGTATGAGACGCACCCTCTTTCCATCCATATAAGCAAGGTTCATGTTGCCATTGATAATCCTGTCGGCCCATAACCATAGTATTTTTAGACCATATGAGAGTTTGCCTAAGTTTTAGGTTTGCATCGTTTACCGCTAGTCTAAATATCAATCCCTCACTATCAGAATGCCATATGTAAAAAGATCCACCAAGTTTTAAGTAATCAGTGGCATGGGTAAAAGCATTTTTTAAAAACTCTTGGAACTGATCATCGCTTTGTTTATCGTTCTGTATAGTAAGAGCATCTTTAGTTTTACCCACATATGCCACGTTATAGGGAGGATCGGTTAAATATAGATCTGCCTTTTTATCTCCTAAAAGTTTTTGATAAGTCTCAGGCAGAGTACTATCGCCACAAATTAATCTATGATTGCCAAGTTGCCAAACATCGCCAGGTTTTGTTATAGGTTCTTCAGGTGTTTCAGGAACTTCATCATCGTCAGCATTTCCTTGTTTTTCCTGGAATAGTAACTCATCTAACTCAGGTTTATTCATTCCTGTAAGTTCTAAATTAAAGTCTTTCATTTCTAATTCTTTTATCTCTAAGGCCAATAGCTCGTCATCCCACTCAGCTTCTTCATTTGTACGATTATCGGCTATTCTATATGCGTTTATCTGTTCTTGAGTAAGATTGTTTATTTTTGTAATTGGAACAGTAGTATAGCCTAATTTCCTGGATGCTTGATACCTTGTGTGGCCCACAACGATAGTATTATTAGCATCGACTACAATTGGTTGTCTAAAACCAAACTCTTTTAAAGATTGGGCCACCTTTTCTATTGCTTTTGGTGTAAGTTTACGTGGATTGTTTGAGTAAGGTTTTAATAGATTTATATCTATATTTTCTACTATCATAAAGTAATCTTTTTCATATCAATTATAGTGCCAATAGGAAAGATATTTCTATCGCTAAATTGTTGTTCTGTTTCATCATAAGATCCAAATGTCCATAAAAATTTTTTAGTTTTTTTAAATACATATGCATTTGTAACTACACTAGAACAAGTCATAGATTCAAAGGTTTTACTATCGGCCCATCCACTATCTCCTGTAGGATCGACCCAAGTTATCTCATAAAAATAGTATTTTTTTTTATCTATCTCTATAAGCCTATATTTAGATTTTTTCTTCCACTTCTTCAATTTCATTTTTTAACTTACCTTTACCTTCGCAGTCATCACACCTTGCATGAACTTCCTCTTTTACTAAAGCATAGTCGACTCTAAAAAAGCCTGTGCCTTTACAAGTTGGACATTTTATATAGGGATCTCTGGTACATCCTTCCATTTGTGTTTCCTGTATTTTTTGCCATTTCTAATTATTATTTGCTCGTGACCCCATTCACTTATTACCTTATACCCTTTATCCCCATCCTTTGCTGAACCTATAATATTAGTTTCATTACTTAGATTGTTATTTAGTAAAGCACTCGAGGTGGTTTTGTACTGGTCAGGTGTTAAATCGTACTGCTGAAATTTATC